CCGCAGATCCTTCTACAGACGTAAAAGACTTAGAACTTCTAAGCCGTCAAGCTATGGACGAAGCAAAGCACTTCCGCATGGTAAAGGAAGTTATCGAGCACATCACAGGAGAAGAACTTGATGTTGCTGCTGCATTCAAGGCAGAAGCAGAAGCTCCACAGGCAAAAGGTGCATCACTTTTAGATAAGTACGAAGCATCTAATGATGAAGCTGCACTTGCTGCATACCAATTGGTAGCAGAAGGAAGAGCAGAAGCAGTATGGAATGAAATGGCAGAATGTGTAGAAGATAAGTTCATCTCTTCACGTTATGCAACTATCGCTAAAGACGAAGGATTCCACTCAAACCTAGGTGGAAGAGCACTTTCAAAATTAGTTGAAGGTAGCGAAGCACTTCAGTCTCACGTACTTGCTTTAGTAGAAAAAATGAGAGCAGACCTCTTAGAGATCAGCAATCAGAACACTGCTACTCCTCTAGCCGTTGTCTAAAGGGTCTACGTCCCTTACGGATCTCATTATCTAACCAATGTTCTTTGATGGGATAGACATACTTATGATTGGCATCGACAGTTACAAAATTGTCGATGCCTTCTTTCGTTACAGGGAACTCTAATATTCTCCCTAGGTACTCCATGTACCTTTCTTTGTATAAGAAAAATGCCTCGTGGTCTATGAAATGGTGTCTAAGATCTGCATAGTAATCTAGTGCAATATCCATAGTCACTTCACCACCAACTCTTTTTTGCTGTAGTTCGTTTATATTTCTATCTCTACATACAACCGCAATGATCGGTTCTACTCCCATGGTGACTGCTCTATAAGCAACCTCCCTGATCTTTGGTGTGCGTCTGACACCATCATAGAAGAATGGTACAGATACATTTACACAGAAGAAGTCTCCTTCTGGGAATTCTAATTCCTCTGGGTATACCCAGTATCTGGCAAATGGTTCCTCATCACTTGGCACCCAATAATTATCTTTGAGTGCATCCCATCCTTTGACCATGGGGTGTGCTGAGAGAAGTCTTGCGAAGAGATGGTTACCAGAACCCTGTGGTCCTGTAACGATTAGTAATTTTTTACTCATAGGTCACCCACTTTTGTTCTTCAGTAAGGTCGATGTTTGCAGTGTTTCCTGTTCCTACAGGATCAAATGAATTTTCTGGTTGACAGCATAGTGGTTCTGAACCCTCATCATACGCATGATCTGTTTGCTTATAGTGCGGTTTATCTGGTAAGTTTGGATTCCATGGAGATGGACATGCTGTTCTATTGCAGTCGTCTAGAGGACTGTCTTGTATGTAAGAAACATATTTGTCATTAGCATCTAATTCTAATATCTCACTGATCTTATCTCTCTTGTACCATGCGATTGGCATGCCGATATCTAAAGATTTTAGGTACTCCTCTTTGTAAAGGTACAGAAGTTCGTAACTGAGGAAAACAGGTTTATAAAAACCAGACAACTGATCCAAGAAGTACCTAACCGTAGACTCTCCCCTAAGTCTCGTCTGCTGATGTCTAAGAATATTCTGGTCGCGTCCGACCACACAAATTCTAACCTTTATCCCAAGTGACTCGACCTTATTTGCAAACTGCATGATGTTTGGACGTCTTATAGTCCCTAATTCCTTGATGCCGAGTGGGACACTAATCGAGGTAAAAAAATATTCGCTTTGTGACCAATCAAATTCGTCAAGTAACTCTGGATTTTTCCAGTACTTAGCGAAGGGTTCTGATATACGGTGTGCCTCCCAGTAATTATCCAGAAGACTTTTCCACCCAAAAACATCATCGTGTAGTGAGAAGATTTTTGACCACAGATGGTTGCCCGATCCTTGAGGTCCTGTGAGTATCACGAGTGTCTTGTCCATACCTAAAATTGAAACCCATACTAATTATAACACATAAATACTGCTGTGACAGTGTCTACTGTTTTTTGATAGGTATATACCACATTAGGAATGGCAAGTCCAACAATTAAGATTAAGCGATCTAGTGTCGCTGGAAAGGTACCGCATTACCCTACAACGCTTGATGTAGGTGAGTTTGCAATCAACACTGCTGATGGAAAGGTATTCATAGCAGCAGGAGTTGGTGCGGGAGTAACTGTAAGGGAAGTAGGAATATCAACTGCTCAAGTACTCGCTTCAGGTATAGGTACATTTAGTTCATTAGTAATCACTGATGAAGGACATGCGATTGCTGGTATATCTACAGGTTCAGCAAGGGTAGAGACAGCAACAGATGCTGGTAATCAATGGCATCACGTAGGATTTTTCGATCATAGAACTGGATATCAAAAGGTAAAGACAAACGGATTGACATACAATCCAAACACTGGAAAGTTATATGCTGGTATAGGAAGTTTTGGTAGTGTAACTGCAAGTGGAACTCTTGATGTAGATGGTGCGACTACCTTAGATGGTCTTACTAATGATGGGGATGCAACATTCAATGGTGACGTGTATATCACCGATACTAGCGGTGATTCTAGTGCAGGACCTATACTTGACTTCTACAGAAATAGTGCTTCTGCTGCTGACGCTGACTATCTTGGTCAGATAAAGTTCCAAGGTGAAAATGATGCTGGTCAGAAGATAGTTTATAGTAAGATAACAGGTAAGATATTAGATGCAAGTGATGGTACTGAAGATGGTATCTTAGAATTTGCATTCAAGAAAGCAGGATCAAATAATATATCAGGTAGATTCAGAAGTGATAGTTTACAACTACTGAATGGTACAAACTTTACTGTTGCAGGAGATTCTACATTCACTGGAGTAGTAAATGCCAACCATGGTGTTACTGGTAATATAAACTCAAGTGGTATAAGTACTATATCAGGGTTCACATTCCCCTCAACCGACGGGAGTGAGGATCAGGCACTTGTTACGGATGGAAATGGTTCACTGTCCTTCAAGACCCTATCAGGTGGTGGAGGAGGTGCTGTAGGTGGTGCTACAACTATTAGTGCATCAAATACTATAGCAACAATGGGACAGACAGCATTTACTGCACCCAATGTATTTGATGATGGTGAGCAAGCGACTGCATTCTCTGTCTTGGTAACTCTGAATGGTGTAAAGATGAGACAAGGTGCATCTGCTGACTATCAACTATCTGCACCACAAACTGTCAATTTTAACTCTGGGGTGAATGTAGGTGACAATGTACAAATTACTGTCTATTTTGGACACACGTTTGAAGAAGAGTTATTTACAGCAACGCAAAATCAAGCAACATTTACGCTTGCTGGATCTCTCGCTGCTGCTAAGAACTACAGAGTTTTTCTCAATGGGGTCAGACTCAGAAGAGATATTGACTATCAAGCGTCTGCTGCTGTTGTACTGGCTCAAGCTTGTGCAGCTGGAGATGAGGTGGATATATGCTCAGATCAAGCCGAAGACCAACTAACTGCTTCTGATGGACAGTCTGCATTTGCTCCATCAAACTCTGATACATCTTCTGATAACATGGAAGTATATCTGAATGGTGTGTTACTACAAAAAACAGTTGACTGGACTATAGGTAGTCCTGCTGTAACAATAATCAACCCTGCGACTGGTCTAGATGTAGGTGACGAGTTGGATGTAGTCGTAAGACGTTCATAAATACAGGAAAGTATATCATAAATGGCTAACCCTGCAACGAGAGAAGAATTAGTAAAGTATGCGAAGAGGCAGTTAGGTGCACCCGTACTTGAAGTCAATGTTGCTGATGAGCAAGTCGAAGACTTGATGGATGATGCTATCCAGATATATCAGAACCGTCACATGGACGGTGTTGAATTGATGTATCTAAAACATAGGATCACACAAGATTTTTTAGATTCAATCAAAGCGTCAAATATTGCTGGCTCTTCTACATCTACTGGTATTACAACAACTACTGGTACTGCTAATATAACTGGAATAGGAACTACAACATTCAACTTTGTAGAGAATCAAAACTTTATACAGATACCTGATGCAGTCATAGGTATAGAAAGAGTATTCAAGTTAGATAACAGATTGATCAGTACAAACATGTTCAATATCAATTACCAGTTGATGTTGAATGATGTATACTTCTTTAGTTCTATGGAACTTATGGGATATACTTTGACGAAGAGATACTTAGAAGATCTAGACCATATACTACACCCAGAGAAACAAATTAGATTCAACAGACGACAAAGTAGATTGTATCTGGATGTTGATTATTCCAGCATGCAACCTAATGACTGGTTGATTATCAGATGTTATCGTGTATTGAATCCAAACGATTATACTAAGGTATACAACGATCCATTCTTGAAGAAGTACTTCACTGCATTGATGAAGAAGCAATGGGGTCAGAATCTCATCAAGTTTGCGGGTGTAAAATTACCTGGCGGTGTAGAACTAAATGGTAGACAGATATACGAAGATGCTCTAGGAGAGATTGATCAACTAGAGAGTAAGATGGCAAATGAATATGAATTACCACCACTTGATCTAATTGGATAATGGCACTAAACCCCTTCTTTCAGCAAGGTACTCCGTCTGAGCAAAATCTTGTTCAGGACTTGATAAACGAACAGATCCGAATGTATGGGGTCGAGTTTGTTTACATGCCAAGAAACTTTGTGAATGTAAAAACTATAATGAGAGAGGTCTCTAGTTCTACTTTTGACCAATCAATTCCTATTGAGGGTTACATTGAGTCATATGAAGGATTCGATTCTGGATATAATTTACTAACAAAATTTGGTGTAAGATCTACTGCTGAGATGAAGATTGTGATATCTCAGGAGAGATATAAGAATGTGGTGTTACCTCTGGTACAGACAGGTTTAGCAAATCCAACTGAACGTCCTAATGAAGGTGACTTACTATACTTCCCATACAGAGACTTACTGCTAGAAATCAAATATGTAGATGATGTTAGTCAGTTCTATCAGTTACGTAAGAACTACACATACACACTTACCTGTGAACCATTCGAGTACGAAGACGAGGTTATCGACACTGGTATTGCTGCAATAGATGATGACATGGCAACTGTTGGATATGACGCAACATTGAAGTTAGTTGCTGTAGGTAGCACTGCGAGCATGATAACAACAATTGTGAATGGAGGTATTGGAAGGATCGATCTCCTAAACGGAGGTACAAACTATACTGCTGACCCACGTGTCAAGATCAGTCCTCCTGTAGTATCTACTGGTATCACTGCAACTGCTGTTGCTATTACAACTAATATAGGATTCACTGACAGTAGAAGAGTACAAAGTGTATTCATAACGAATCCTGGTGCTGGATACACCACACCACCTACAGTTCAGTTCTTGCCTGATGATGGTAAAGGTAGTGGAGCAACAGGAGTAGTTGCAATATCTACCACTGGAGGTGTGGGTGTTGTTACTATAACCAATGTTGGTACTAAGTATACTGTTCCCCCAACTCTTACGTTTGACAGCCCACCTGGTGCAGGTACAACTGCAACTGCTGTTGCTGTACTGAATGATACTGGTGGAGTTGGTGCTGTACGTATTACAAACGCTGGTTCAGGTTATGCAACTGTTCCAAGTATAACTGTCTCTGCTGCTGGAACCATAGGTGTTGGTACATTCTCCTTTGGTGAAATCATTACTGGTCAGTCCTCACTTAGCACTGCATTTGTTACATCATGGGATGCTCCCTCTCTCACTCTTACTGCAAGGAATCTTGCTGGTGACTTCAATGTTGGCGAACTTATCGTTGACAATGAGGGTTCTGCATACAGACTACATAGTATTGATTACGATGACAATGATGCGTACAACAGTGGTGATGACATCCAAGTTGAAGCAGACGACATCCTAAACTTTACAGAGAAGAACCCATTTGGTGAAGTATAATGATAGGCAATTATTTTTACAACGAGACAGTTAGAAAGACCGTAATTGCTTTTGGAACTTTATTTAATAATATAAAGATCAAAAAGTTTGCGAGTGATGGTAAGTCTATAAGTCAGATCAAGGTACCCATAGCATATGGTCCTATACAAAGATTCTTAGCAAGAATAGAACAGCAATCAAATTTTGATGATAACGTAGCAATCACACTGCCAAGACTATCATTTGAGTTGACTTCATACACATATGATCCTACAAGAAAGGCATCTCCTGTGCAGAAGTTTACCATGAAGTCTCCTAATGAGAAGGTAAAAATCAAGAAGATGTTCTTGCCAGTGCCATACGATATTGGATTTAGACTTAGTTTTGCTACCAAACAACAAGACGATGCTCTGCAAATCATAGAACAGATATTACCATTCTTCCAACCATCATATAATGTAACAATCAACATGTTGGAAGGTGTGGAAGAGAAAAGAGATATACCATTTACTCTGATGTCTACTACATTTACTGATGAGTATGAGGGTGACTACTCTACTCGTAGGTTTATACAGTATGATCTAGACTTTGTTGCTAAGACATACTTCTATCAAGAGGTTCCAACAGACGAGAACGGTATTATCAAGAAGGTTCAAATCGATTACTCTACTGCTATACGAGCACCAAGAGAACAAAGATACGTTGTCACACCTCAAGCAACTAAAGATTATAACCAAGATGAAACTGACAAACTTACAGAGTCTATTGATACGAAGAAGACTCTTATCAAAGTTACCTCTGGTGCATCATTCTCTACTGGTGGTTACATAGAGATTGGTAATGAAGTTATGCGTATCAAGGAGAAGGATTTGAACAACTTAGTGGTTGTTCGTGGACAGTATGGATCTAAGATTGCAGAGCATAGCAAGGGTGATGTTATAAATCTTGTTAACGCAGTCGATTCTGACCTTATTGAGATGGGTGATACCTTCGGGTTCAGTGAGACTAGATCATTCTTTGACGCTGATGGTCAAGAGTGGAGTCCCGCATTAGGTAATGACGTATGACAAAAGATTATGATCCTTTAGATAAACAATCAACCACATTTAGTCCTATAGATGAAGCATTAGAAGTCAAAGCAACTGATGTAGTCAAACAATCTAAGAAGGTAAAGAAGGTTGATACTACACCTAGAGATGACTTTGAATATTCTCGTGCACAGTTATACAATATTGTAGAGAAAGGACAAGAAGCAATGAATGGTATCCTTGATGTGTGTCAAGATACTCAACATCCACGTGCATATGAAGTTGCAGGACAACTTGTCAAAGCAGTAGGAGATGTAACTGATAAGATTATAGACTTACAAAGAAAGATGAAGGACTTGGAGAAGGAAGATAAACCTACACAAGTTACTAATAACTCTTTGTTTGTTGGTAGTACTGCTGACCTACAAAAAATGATCAAGAAAGGATTATCTGGTGCACCTGTGCCACAACCTAAAACTCCTAGTGTAGATCTAAGTTCCTTAGATATAGACAGGTCTCCATAAATAACAAAGAAGATAGAGAGTGCCATGGCTGACACATACGTAAAAAGTGATAGAAACAAATGGGGTCTTCCAAAAGGAGTGAAATCTTCTGGTGGCGGGAAAAAGGATGGAGGAATGAGTACAGGTACTTTCAAGAAGCTGAGAGATACTCTGACTATGAGTTTTGATTATGAAAATCTTGATGAAGCGACTAGAAGAAATATAAAGAATCCTAAGTATAGAAATCCAGACGGGTCATTCAATAAAGAGAAGTATGATGCTGACAAGGGTAGTGTAGAAACAAAGAAGGGTGGTGGGAGACCACGTAAGAAGGGTGGTGCTATTGTAAAAACTCAAAGTTCATCTATAACACCAGCATCAAAAAGTGAAATAGTAAAGGCAGAACCTAAGGGTGAGATTACAAAATCTGAACCTAAGGGTGAGATAACAAAATCAGATAAGGGTGAGATAGTCAAGTCCAAAGGTGGAGCAATAGAGAAAAGCAATACTAACAAGGCAGA